CGGCTAAACATAACGCCATTGTCAAAAGCAAGGTGCATTATATAACCGCAAACGGTTGGAAGGGAAGTCCTGAAGCTGAAACTTTTATTGAAAAGGTTAACAGAATGGAATCTTTGGACGAACTAACAAGGAAGGTTAGTTTGGACGTTGAATTGTTTGGTGGATATTATTTGGAAATTATTTGGTCAGTTACAAAACAATTGGCTGAAATTTGGCATTTGGATTATACAAAAGTTCGTACAAATAAAGACAATACGCAATTTTGGTACAAAGAAAATTGGGGTGACAGAAACGAAAAACAAACTGTTTATGCAGCGTTTAATCCTGCAAACCCTGTTGGCAAACAAATACTTTATGTAAAGGAATACCGCCCTAATATGGGTATTTATAGTTTACCGGGTTACTTTGGTGCATTAAATTACATTGAATCAGACATTGAAATATCTAAACACGTATTAGGTAATGCACAGACAGGATTCAGCGCAAGTAAGTTAATTACTTTGCCTAACGGTGAACCTTCAGACGAAGAAAAGCGCAATATTGAAAAGCGTTTTTCAAATAGATTTAGCGGTTCAGACGGTAAGAAGTTTATTTTGGCATTCGTTAACGATAGCGCACGTAAACCAATTATTGACGATTTAGGTGCTTCAGATATTACAAAAGAAGACTTTAACCGTGTGGATTCATTGATTCAAACTAATATATTTTGCGGTCACCAAATTACAACGCCTTCAATATTTGGTATTGCTGAAGCGGGTAAATTAGGTTCACGTTCTGAAATGCGCGACGGTTACGAAATATTTAAAAATACTTACGTAAATAGTAAGCAAATGCACCTTGAAGGTGTGTTTAATATGTTGGCTAAATATAGAGGCGTGCAAAACCCGGATTTAAGCATTATACCAACAGAACCAATTGGATTTGAATTCACAGAAAACTTATTGAAGGAAATTGCACCTAAAGAATGGTTATTGGAAAAGGCGGGAATTGATATGTCTAAATACGAAGCACCTGAAGATACAGTTCCGGTTGTACAATCAGCGCAGTTTAAAGACGATTTCAGCGCCTTTTATGAGTTTGGCGAAGCAAAGGACGGCTTTAATGTTTGGAAGCAAAAAACACGCTTTAATGACGATTCAGAATACCAAATGTTTGCAGACGTAAGTCAATTACAGGCAAACGTATTGGATTTAATAGCAAAGGACAAAAGAATAACACCTGAAGTATTGGCGACAACACTTGACCAAAACGTTGACACAATCAATTTAGTAATTAAAACTTTGGTTGAAAACGGTTACGTTCAGGTTAATGAATACGCAATTGGCGAAGGTATTGACGAAAACATAATTGTTGAACATACGCTTACGCAGCCATTAAATGAAATATTGGTTAAGGTTCAGCCGACAACAAAGGAATTGTTAATTCGTTATTCTTACGAATGGAAGCAAGGGTTCAATAATACGGACAAAAAGACAAGCCGCCCGTTTTGTGTTGCTTTATTAGATGCAAATAAAATGTATTCACGTTCTGAAATTGAACAAATAAGCGCACGACTTGGATATTCTGTTTGGGATAGGGGTGGCGGTTGGTACACCGTACCGGGAACTGACAAACACGAACCAAGTTGCAGACACCAATGGGTTTCAAACATAGTAACACGAAAATAAAATGAGCAAAAACACGTTATTTATATCAGTACAGTCAATAAAGGACAGAACCGGCTTACACGCGAACGTGGACGAAAAATTGGTTTTGCCTGAAATTAAAACCGCGCAGGATATGTATATTTTGCCGGCTTTAGGTTCAGCGCTTTACAACGAATTACAGGACGCAGTTGAAGCAAACGCATTTACTGCATTACAGACGACATTATTGGACGATTACATTGTGGATTGTTTGATTTATTATGTTATGTCTGAATTACCGCAAGGTTTATCATATCAGTTTTACAATAAGGGTTTAATTAGAAAAACAGGCGAAAATCAGGAATCCCCTTCAATGCAGGATATGATTGACGTGGCGAATAGATACCGCGCACGTGCTGAATTCTACAAACAAAGACTTATTAAATACTTAAAACAAAACAACGCTTTATATCCAAATTATTTAAACTTTGGTTCAGGCATTGATTCAATCAAACCTGACAACGAAGGGTACACGGTTTCAATGTGGTTGGGCGACAATGGTTGTTGCGGTGACGGTTGGGACGGACAAAGTAAAAAGACGTTTGAAGAAAGGTATCAGGGTAATATCGGTTGTTGCTAAAATATGAGTAAACAAGTAAACATTAAAAACCAAAATAAGCTTAAAGTTTATTTGGCAAAAGAAAAAAAGAATGACATTAAACCAAATAGTCAAAGAACTGACAACGATAGGAAACGCCCACGAACAAATTAATTTTGTTTACTTTGGGGACGTTTGGGAACGTTTAAGTAACGGCGAAGTAACTTATCCTGCAATGTTTTTCACTTTAACCGGTGCGAATGTTGCTGCAAAGGAAATTAGTTATTCGTTCAGTCTTTACTTTATGGATCGTATGTTAATGGAAGAAACAAACGAAACTGAAGTATTATCAGATATGACACAGGTTGCAGGTGACGTTGTGGCGCAATTAAGGTTTCCAATGGATTACCAAAAGGTTACATGGACATTAAACCAAAATTTACCTGTGACATTTTATACAGAAAGCGACCCGGATTTATTAGCGGGCGTTAAATTAGATGCGATTTTGACAGTACCATTTATTAACAACAGGTGCGAAGTACCTTCAAATTATACTTATTAATGGAATCAAAGAAAATAAACCAATTAGCGACAGAACTTACGCCGGCGTTGTCAGACTTGACAATTATAGGCGACCCGACAACAGGAATAAGTAAAAAAATTACGCTTTCACAAATGGCGTCTTTATTTACGGGTACTGTTGAGGAATACGCAAACCTTGCTTCGTTTCCTTTGGTTGGTGCGGCTGACACTATTTATATTGCTTTAGATACAAACGTTTTATACCGTTGGAATACAGGTACAAATGCATACGTTGAATTATCGCCTAACATTATTAATTCATTGGTATTTAGTGACGCAAACGGATTTGATGGAACGATTAGTTTAGTTGGTTCAACTGCAACTTTAACAATTACGACTGCATTAACAACAGGTTCAGTTGCTTTTATTGGTGCTTCAGGTGCTTTAACGCAGGATAATTCAAACTTTTATTGGGATAATACCAACAAAAGATTAGGTATAAATACAAATGCGCCAACAACTGCAATTGACACTTTTGGGTCAGGCATTATTACACGTGTAAACGGTACTTCAACAAATAACGCATTTATTGGTTTTGCAAGCGCAGGAACTAACAAATGGTCAGTTGGTAACGTTCAGTCAGATCATAGATTTAGAATTTATAACGAAGCAACAACAAGCGAATTAGTTTCAATTTTATCAACAGGCGAATTTGGTATTGGCATTGCAAATCCAACAACAAAATTTCATATTGACGGCGGTTCAACTGCATTGATTGCGAATTTAGATGCTGATGTTTCTATTGCAAAAAGTGTTTCGTTTCGTTCAGACAATAATAACAGATTTAATATTGAAGTTTCAGGGACAGAATCAGGTTCAAATGCAGGTGCAAACTTTTTTATTAGACGATATTCAGATGCAGGTGCATTACTTTCAACACCTTTAACAATTACACGGTCAACAGGTGCAATTGCTTTAACAGGTGCTTTAAGTGGCACAACTGCAAGTTTTACAGGTTTAATTAGAACTGATTTAGGCGCAGCCGGAACTTCAGGAACTTTTACAGGTACAGGTTCAAATTTTCAAATTAACCACGACGGTTCAAGTGCAATTACTTTAATTAATTCAGGCGGCGGCGGTTATGTTTTTAAAGCAGGGGATTTAACAACAACAATATTTAGTTTATCAAATTCAGGTGCAGTAGTTACAACTTCAATAACAACAAGCGCTTATTCTTATTTATATGGTTTAAGAATAAGTGGAAATGATACTACAAATACAATTTATTCGGGTGCTGCAAATATGGGAATTACCGCAGATAGTGGATATAATATTTTTATTGGTAAAGCAGGTGCAACAACAACAGGTTTAAATATAAACACTACAACAGGCGCAGCAACTTTTAGTAATGTTGTAACAGGAAATAGAGGTAGTGATAATCCCTCTTTTATAGCAATAGGAAGTAGTAATAATAATGGTAAAATTCAAATAAGTGGCAGTAGTAATTATACTATTGGAGCAGGGTCAGACTATGGTGGAATGAGTTTTATTATTGGTTCAGCAGAAAGATTTTTTATTAATGCTACAACAGGTTCGTCAATATTTAATGGTAATGTTGGTATAGGTAACTCTTCACCTGATGTAAAATTATTAGTTGGAGGTGTGTCAACATTAACTGCAACTGCTACTCCAAGTTCAATGGCAATGGATAATTCATATCTTAATAGTGGAACACAAACAGGCTCAACTTTAAAACTTTATTTACTTGTTGGTTTACAACTTCATTATTCAAGTTGTTTACTAATTCCAATAGGTTTTTGTAAGTCATAAATTTTATTTAATTATTAATAATATTAGTAAAATTAATACTTTTATCAATACCGAAGCATATTCAGGCTTTATTTTTATAAATTCTGCGACCTTACGAATAAATAAATCCGTTTG